TTAGAGAAGATACACTGGAAGATCTTGGAGATTTGTCGGATATCTTACAAGGCGGACTTGGAAATCACATTATAAAAAATCTACCTCCATTGATTAGTGAGCCCGGTTGCGAAGATGGTATATTTCCTTTTGAGTCTCCGCAACAAGCCGCCCTCGGTGCTTTTGCTCTTGGCGGCGATTTAGAGATGTTGAAAATTGATTACGGAAAAGACATGATGGGTAATGGTAACTTTTGGAACAGTGACTCACAGTGGGGTTTCATGAATCTAATGTTAGCAGACACACACGGATTTGCTCTTACAAGTCACCATGCTAAATCTTCAAATAGCAAAGCATATGTAAATTATGCGACTAACCTTCCAAATGGGGGAGAATCAACGACTGGACTGTTTTCGTTCTTCCAATTTAGTCAAGGATTTAGTGGACAATATGGACAATATCCTTATTACGTTGGGGAATGGATGAAGAGGCAATTTTTGAATGCCGGTATGGGCGACGGCGAAAGATCAAATTTTGTCATCAAGCCAGGATTCTACAGTTTGACATCAATGGGTAATGATTTACGGAATTCATTGGTGGGAGATAGTATGGGATTTAGGAGCGTTAATGGCTCAACAGGTGAGCAAACTTTCCGTATAGATTTTGAAAAACTTCAATATAATAACTTTTTTGGATCCTTAACGCAAGGTGTGAATTTGTTTATGGTTCCTGATTTTGGATACAACACCACAATTAGAGAAGACAAAAGTAGAGATCAGGTAGTGGTAACCCGAGAACCCAGAAAAGGAACAGGAATAAGAGTAAACGGTTCAAAAGAAGGAAGTTCTTCAACTGGGCGCCCGCTTTACACTCCCGAAGAATTAGGTTGTGACATTGTGTTGGACTTTAGAGACAATGCTGCCGGCATGCGTTATGGTCCTAAAAGTCAATCTGGCAATTACATATCAACCAATGAAGGAGGTAAGGCATCATCTTTTGCTCCTGGAGGTTATTGGGGAACACAATGGTCTTATGGATATGAACTGCAATGCTACTTTAACGACATACATAAAAGTGAAGACGGCAAAATACTCAATCGTTTTGACGATAATATGAGAATGGAAATTATTGAAAAGGTAAACTACGCCTCTGATCACTTAGGACCGTTAGGTAAAGCTCTAGAAGATGAAATGTCGAAAATGGAACCTTTCGATCTACCAAACTGGATTGAAGGAATTCCAATTGTAGGTTGGGCAATTGAATCGGTGATAAATTTGATTTTGATGCCATTTACCCAACTTATTATAAGAAATTTGAAAATATTAGCATTGCGATGGGCAGAGGAAGTTCACAGAATCAGAGAGTTCGAGTTTCTTTCTGTTGATGATGGGCTAGATGTGTTCTACGTAGAACCCGATCCAGATAAAATGCAAAGCGCCACTGACTGGCCACAGCTATCGGATTACCCACAGTTTTCAGTAATCAAAACTGCACTCCCAAATAACTCGCCTCCGATTCTTCTTTTATCGGATATGACAGGCTTGAGTCAAACCGAAGCAAAACAACGTTATAACTCTACTATGAATAGCATGTTTAAACAACTAGCTTTAGAGATTGGAGATCCGCAAAATAAAAGTGGAGGATGGTTATATGGTGCTGATTATGATTATCTAACTCAAGATGACATTCGCTACGGTGTCGTTATAGATGGTGAGTGGATTCCTTATTGGACTGCTGGCTTCGAAGAAGAAGATATGGAACTGGGAGTAAGCTGGGATCAATATAATAATCCTAAAAATCCAAGAGTCATTTATTTAAATCCTGCAATATATGGCGGAAGCTATACTAAGCCAAACCTACATGTTAAGCCCCTGAGATATAAGGGGTGGATGGGCTTTGTGCAAGTATTTTTCCCCGAGAATACTGCATGTAAGCCACATTCTGTGGATTTGGTTGATTTTGGAGAAATTGAAGATTTCATTCAAGAGCATTTTCCAAAGATGTCTGATGATCCTAGACTTAACCAAGATAAAGAATGTGTGCGAGAGGTACCATTTAAGAGAATTATGACACGTGCTGGAAAAACAGGAATGTATTCTTTAATTATGGCTGCTATTAGAGTATATGCATCAACGCATCTTTTTAAAGCAATGGGTACATTTTCTCAAATTATGCCA